TCATTATGCTACTTCCTTTTTGACGATTCCAAGGTTTTGGAGGATGGGGGTGAGTTGCTTGTTGGAGCGGTAGCCTGTGGCTACTTCCCTTATGTAGTGCGGGCTGTAGGGCTTTCCTGCGATTTCTGATACCGCGTTAGCGACCGCTATCCATGAGATTTTTGTCTCTGTAAGATTTTTAATTGTTGGCATGGGCAAATCCTTTTTTTACCTTTGCTTTTGTAGTGGTGGTTGTTACCACTACATCACATAATTTAAACAATGTTTTAATGTATGTCAAGAGAAAAATCAAACAAAAGTGAAATTTTTTCTGAACAATTGCGGATTTTTGCAAAAAAAAAGTTCGGGAACTTGAAAAATCTGTCCGCAGCTCTTGGCATTAGCCAACAGCATCTATCAATGTATCTAAGCGGAAAGCGTGAATATGGAGCTTCTTTTAGAGAACGGTTGGCTTCAATAGGCTTCTTTGAAAACGAATCTGGAGAACTTATTGAATTAAAACAAAAATCAAACAATTTAGAAAGTTTAAATTTAAACAATAATAAAACAAACATTTCTATTGACATCAAGGGAGCGATAGCCCTATCCAACACGCCCCTTGAACGGCTCGCCCAGCTCGTAGGGGTCGCCCCCGCCGAGCTCTCCTCCTGGCAAGACGGCTCGGCCACGCCCACGCCCACGCAACTATCCACGCTGTTCAACCTCGTCGTCGCCCTCGGCCTCTCCTCCCAAACCGCCGCCAAGCAAGACCCACCCACCCAAGCTACCGCGTAATCGGGAACATCATCGAGCTGAGGTTCTGAATGTCTTCCAGCAGCATGTGCCAAACCGTTTACGATACCGTTCACACCGTTGTCTATGACACCGTGCATACATCTGTTTTTGATACTGTTCATACTGTTTCCTTCGATACGGTTCATTCGTTGGTTTATGATTCTGCGGCGGTCACGGTTCAGGCTTTAAGGGATTCGCAGACGTTCTATCAAGACGCGTTTAACAACCTTTTGACTGTCTTTGTTTTTGCAATAACCATAGCGACATTTTTTGTTACAGTGTTTTCGGTGCTAAAAACCAACTCAGATTCACAAAAACTGAAAACCGAATTTGACGTAACATCATCTAAGGTTGCGCAAAATGCTGCTAAAGAAATTGCCTCCCAAACAAAGCGGAAATTTGAAGATGCTGTAAAGGAACAACAGACGAAACTGGATTCAATCAAAAATGAAACCAGCAAGATGTTGAAGACAAAGGTGTTTAGCCAGTACGCGTTTTTAGTGCGTGTAGGAAACCCGGTGAGTGCTCTTAATGGCTTATGCTCTTTGTTAAATAAAATCGGGTCTGCTGCTGATGATGAACTTCTTGCATTTGCTGTTTCATCGGTTCTCCCTGAGATAGAAAACAATTTTGAAAAAATGGGATTTTGCAAAGGGTTTGACCAGCTTGCTTTGTGGGTTGAAGAGGAAATATCTCGTTTCAGTTCATCCATTACCGAACTCTCTCTGAGTGACGATAGTAAACATGCTGCTATAGAATACATAAACAAAATCGATTCCAAGATTAAACAGAAACTGAGCGAGTTTAATAAGATTAATCGTGGAGAAGATCCAGTGTGTAGCGGTCGATTTTATACATCCCCCAAAAATAGGCCAGATACAAAATCTCGAAAAAAATAGGTGACCAAGCATGCTGTGATAAACAAGGGAAAGTCATCAAATAAAACGGCAAACAGATAGCCGTATTGTAAACAATGTCTATCACGGCAACAATTACCTTCCACTTTTTCTTGATAAATTTTTTCATAATTTACTTCCTTTGTTTGGATTGTTGTAATTTCGTGCGTTTTTAGTTATATTTGAATTACAGATGAGCGTCTGGGATTCCCTTACATTTGATGACTTGCCGAACGAGGATTTAAAGTGGGTTGCAAAGACCCTCGGTCTTGATGTCGCCAAGAGAATCTGGAAACGCTTTGCGGGCAACCATGTAGCCTGTCCATCCCGGATGACTCCGAACGCTGTGCGTCGCTACATGGCTGACAACTGCGAAAAGACTGTCCACCAGCTTGCCTTTGAAACGGGCGTTAGCGAACGCACGATTTACCGCTACCTTAACTTTGTGCCAAAGAAGCGTGACAGCGGGCAGATGTCTCTTTTCTAGGGTCATTTGATTCCTTCGGTTAAGTGTTCTTGACAATGTGCTGAATCATCATGTTTTCGATAATCTTCACGTCTTCGTCTTGCAGGAGCATGTAGGGGCGTGCCGGTATGTTTGAGCCGGGGTGTTTTACCTTTCCGTAAATTGCTGGAACTCCGTGCCACATAAAGCTAAGAGCTCTCTTATTCTTGTACCATATTTCGTGTGCTGGAGTTTTGCCACCAAAATGGAGAATTGCCGCATATTTTTGCGGCCCGGTCATGATTGTAACTCCCGATTCATCATTATCCACCTTGTAGTGGATTTGCCTCATAAGAGCACCCGTGCCAATCATCGTCTTGCCCTTTGGTTTTTCTGTTTCCACCCAACGGGTGGGGCGACCGCCTACACGGAAATTTTGCTTTATGCTCTTGACAGCAAGGTTGCCAACAGCCGCCAAAACGGGCTTCAAATGAACGGCATGGTCGTTCATGACCTCGATTAGGGCGTCAAATTTGTGGTCATCTATGGTTGCGTTGATGAAACTTGCCATGGGGTATTGACTTTCCTTGTGAAAAATGGTATATTATGAATATCTCTCGGTCGGACTGCCATGCCAGAATGAAGCCGGGGGACCCCTATGGCGTGCCTGGGCGACCAATGGGCAAGATTTTTTACAAAAAACTTTTTCCATCCAATTTGATTTTCTTTCGGTCTTCCTTAACGGCTGTCCATGCCGTTAGTTTATGTTTGTACGCCCTGAATACAAAAACGATGTTTTTTTGCTTATTTCCGTGCGCTTTATCGAAAACTCCGTAAAAAATTGCATTGAGCGAAACCTCGTGTCTGTTGGGTTGTTCCTGAAACGATATTCTGAAATCTGTCGGGTTACTCAAGGTTGCTACAAACATGTTGATAAACCTCGACCTTTCGGGGTGCAGCATCAGATGTTTTCCAAATTCCTTGTAATCGATAACCAAGGGATAGGTCATTTCGTTGACCTTCTTCATCAAGACAGCCCCTCCTTTGAAAAACCGAGCATCCTTCTTTCCGTCAAAAGATTCCTTCAATGCCGATTCAAAGTTCGTGCAGAAGTCCGTTATATTGTCAACTTGCTCGTTATATTGAGGCATTGGAATGGGCTTAAAATTTTTAGGCAATTCGAATGAGTCAGGCTTCCAGACGCCTTCCTGTGGAACATCCTTGTACTTTTCCCATGTTGTTCCCGTGATGCCCATATCGGCATCGCCTATGCTGTAGTCCCAATTTTCGCCGATGTTGGTTGTGTCGTCTGCCGGGGTCGGGGCTTTCGTTTGTTTCTCTAGGCCCGCGTCCATTTCGTACTTGGAAATAAACTCCTTTTCGCAAAGACAGCCAAAGCCGTTGGGTGGGCTGTGCTTTTCCCACCACGGGTCGTTTACAGGGAGCACCGTGCCGTTCCACGCCTTGTGTTCATCGCGGCTTGTGGGCATCATCATACAGACATACTTTGCGTGGGTGAAAACATCAGGCATTGCTCTGGCTTGGGCTTCTTGAGCGGCAGCAGTACAGGTTAGCATATTTGTTTGGTAAATGACTTTCGAACGCCATGCACCGTATTTCGGCTTTTTCATCTTTTCGTCAAAGCTAGGGTCTGATTCACGCCACTTGCTTGCGATATTGTAAAAGCGGTCGCGGAAGTCTTGCAAGGATTCGCCCTTCTCGATGGCAGCATTTACAGCACTTCTGAAATCGCGCAGGATATCTTCTTGCATGCATCCTGCAACTGTAAAAGCTCGAACATGCATAGCGCCCTTGATGTCATCCCATTTTTTTGTAGGGAGAACCCTCAATTTGTCCTGAAAGAACTTTACGGCTTCATCATAAGCCCCCTGCTTGAAAGCGATTTCCTTAGCCATCGATTACGCCTGCTTTTTTGAGAATGGAGAAACGGCCTGCGAGGTCTGCGGCAAGGAACGCCTGTTCCATTTCTTCGGCTATTTTATCCATGGGCATTTCGCCGTAGCAGCCTATAAGCTTGTCGCGGACCTCTTCGAGGCTCTTTGCGTTCTCTACGAGTTCGCGGATGGGGGCGATGAAGTCCACCTTTTCGCAGTTCTCAGCGAGTTGTTCGGTGAAGTCGTTCACCTGGTTACGAAGCTCATGGCTTGTGTTTCGGACTTTTGCCTTTCCGGGCTTCGGGTCGTGTTCCGCAAACATCGCACCGCCTTGTTGGACTTCGGTCATCTCGAAATACTTTTCGTCGATGCCGTAAACGTCGGTGATATACTGGGCGTTGAACTTGACACCAAGCTGCGTGAGCTTGAGGTCGCGATTGAGACGAGCTTCCTGCAAGTCTTCCGGGAGAATGATGTTCATCCAGGGAATTTCTTTTTCGTTCGGCCAGTTGATTTCGTAGATCCAGCGGATGAGCTGGTTGATGCTGGATTCTACCATTGCGGCATCGTCGAGGGCGAGGTCTGCACGCACATCGTTGTGCACGGTCGCCATCGCCTGAGTGCCGCCCGAACTTGTCTGTTCGGTGGTGAGCGTTTCGCCGAGCCACGCCTTGGACATGGCCTTGTCGGCCCATGCGATGATTTCGGAGTGCGGGTTCGTGCCGCTCAGGCGGGTTTCCAGGAGTTCCACGGAGCCGGTCTGCGGAATGACTGCGACTGCATCGCGGACAAGGCCCACGAGCATTTTGAGGAAGTCCTGCTGTTCTTTTTCGGTCGCGGTGGGCGGCACCTTGCCGATAGCCTTGGGCATACCGTACTTTTCGACAAAGAGCATCCAGAACTTGAGACCGCCTTTCTTGAATGCGAGAGGCCAGAAGCAACGGGAATATACCGCGTTGCCGTAGGGGTTCGTCACTGTCGGTCTGTTGCGGGTCACAAGGAACTTTCGGTCGGGCATTTGTTCGCGGGTGCTGTCCTTTTTTTGCAACAGGAGTTTGCCGTCGTTGCCGAACTTGAACCATTCCTGTTTACGGTCCTTAATGGCCGTGGGCAAAATAAGGACTCCGATTTCGGTCTGCACGGCATTCCAAACAATCTCGTGCACGGCGAAACCGAAGCCGATAGCCTCAAGCATCTGCGAGATGGTGTTTCTGAGGTCGATATTCCAGAGGTATTCCTCGACAAACTTTGCCTTTTTCTCGTCGCCCTTGCTGCCGTCGATTGTCCATGCACGGCTCGTGATGGATGCGAAACGCTTGTTCTTTACCGCGTCGAGGTGCGCGTCTATCATTTCGCGATAGACCTTGATGTTCCCGCCGTTCTTCTGGAGGATTGTGTCCGGATTCGGCAGGTAGTCTATCCCGGTGATATACTCGGCGACATTCCGGGTGGCGACTTCCTTTGCAAGCTGCAAATTACGCTTGCTTTGGGTGTCGTTCTGTTGTTTTTTGTTCTTTTTGCTCATGCAATCCTCGGTAGTTTTCTAATCCTTTTGAATCGCCGTTCAAATTCGTTGAAAAATGATTTTTTAAAGTTTGTAGTCCGTTTACTAGGGTAAAACGAAAACAGGCTTAAAAGGGCCTTTCTGTGCAATTTTTAAAACCCGTCAAAATTCACGTTTTGCCCCTTGAATGGATTGGTTGTCTGAACGAATATCGGACCCACTTCGCTTGCGTTTTTCGCATGGTATGCCAAAGCCGCTCCCCAGAAGAAGTCACCGTGGCCCTGCTCGGTGCTTGCGGCATCGTAGCGGACGTTCCCTGCAGAGGTGACAATCTTACGGACGGCGTGGATGCTTTCGGCCTGCTCGTCCTCGATTTTGGTGTCAATGCCCGGGAACTTCGGGCACTTCTCGATGATGAGTTTCTGGTCTTCGAATGCTTGCAAAAGGTTGATGGCGAGGTCGGCCTTTACCGTGTTGGAGAAAAGAACTCCCTCTACCTTGACCGTGCCGAACTTGTCCTGGGCCCGTTCTGTGAACTGGTCGCCGCATCCGGTGCGGTCAATACAGCCGCGGATGAGGTTCGGTAGTTTTAGGAACTTGTAAAGCTTCTGTTCCAAATAGCTCCACTTCTTGTTCTGATAGGCCTCTACTGCGCGACAAATCAGGCGGTCGCCAATGTCTTCAAAAACGTAAATGACGTAAAGGTGACGGTGGCGTGCCACGTCGCACCCCAGGTAGAGCGGGCCTTTGGCCTTTTCGAGCCCGAGCACTCCCTGGCGTTCGCAGCTGTGGATGAGGTCGTAGCTGATCATGGCCTTGGATTCATCCTGCGGGTTGCAGCAGTATTCCTCTTGCCAGATGGCTTCGGTGAGGCATCCCTTGTGTTCGTTTTCCAGCCACGCTTCGCGTTCTTTCCTGGAGAGCTTTCGCCCGCAGATACGGTCGGCGAGGCCTTCTTCCACTGCGAGCTGGATAGGAACGGTGTGCACGCTGTAATCGAGTTCGCCTTTTTTGCACTTGTCGATGATCAGGTAGAAAAGCGAGTTGACGCCGTTGTGCGTAGAGAGTATGCGGATTGAGTAACCCCACATGGCGGCGGGCTTCGCGGCTGCCCACATCTTGCGGTCGTCCTTGTGGTGTGCCGCTTCGTCCCAGACAATCTTACCGCCTTTTGAGCGGAACGCCTTGGGGTTGCTGGATAGCGCGTAAATTTTTGAACCGTTGTTGAACTCGATTACTTTGGACTTTACGCCTTTGTCTTCGTCAGCAAACTCACATTCGGAAATATCCTCGCAGTTGATTTCCGCCAGCGCCTTTGCAATCGTGTTCAGCTTCGCAACCCAACCGGCTATGTAATCCATGTATTCTGCGGCGGCGGTCATGTCTGCCGAGCTGAAGAATATCTTCAGTCCGGGCTGTTCGATGCAGTCCTGCACGTCTTCGAAGCTCTGCACGTAAGTTCCACCGATACGGCGGGACTTTTCGAGGATTTTAACCTTGCTCTTGTCGAGCAAGTACCTCTTTTGGTACGGAAAAAAGTAGTCGATTAGGCTTTGGTCGGGCATAGTCCAAGAGCTTCCTTCATTTTGGCGAGAGCGGCTTTCTGTTTTTCTTCCGGGGAAAGTTCGGACTTGTTGGCCTTGGGTGCCACGGCCTCGTACTTGCGGGCATGTTCTGCCGTGTCGATGATTCGCTGGAGGGCGGTGTAGCGTTCGGGTGCAACTTTAACGCCGTCAAGCTCGTCTTGCTTGATTTTGCGAGCCATTACTTCGCCCAGTTCAAAGAGCTGTGCGTGGAAATTCTTTTCGCCACCGCTTATGGCGACACGGGCTTCATCCCAATGGTCTTCGGATTTCCAGGTCTGTAGCGTGCGGGTAGAAACGTTAATAGCCCGGCTGATGTCTGCCAGGCTCATTTGGTGGATGGTGTAGAGTTCCTTTGCGCGGGGCTTGAGTTCAGCTTTGCTCATTGCATTCTCCCGGAAGGTGCATGGTTTTCGGCACAGCAGGCACGTATCGTTTCAAGTGCACGTTTCTGGTCGTCGCTGTACTGTTTTAACACGGCTTCCCAGCGTACCTGGTCATTGGCGGCGTTCTTTTCCCACTTGGCGTTTTCGTTAGTGTAAAAGATGGCCAGCATGACAGCGAACACGACGCTAATGCCAAACTGCTTGAAAGCTTCAATCCAAAAATTCTTGTCCATATAGTGCCTCGCAACAAACTTACTTGATGAACCGTGACATAGGACATGACTCTGTCATCTCCTCTTTCGGTTTTCTGCTTGTAACTTTGAAGCCATGAAAGACAAAAAAATTTTGAAATCCGATGATCTAAAGGAACCGTGGGTCGAAGCGTTCAAGACGGGCAAGGTCACAGACATGGCCGGTGTCGAGCACGACTTTAGCGAAGCGGACCTCGAAGATTTGAACGAAGGTATTCACGAACAGCTCAAGGCCGGTTACCAGCCGCCGCTCGTCAAGGGGCACCCGAAAGTCGATGATCCGCGTGTCGGCTCCATTGTCGATTCCAAGGTGGAAGACAACGTACTCAAGGTGAAACTCGACGACGTGAGCAACGACTTTGCCGAAGAGGTGAAGAAGGGCGGCTTCAAGTACCTCTCAGCGTCCGTTTACAGCAACTTGAAAAAGGGTTTAAGACACCTCGGAGCACTTGGCGCTAACGCCCCTGCGATGAAGGGCATGGCCCCGCTTTGCTTTGGCGAAGGAATGTTTGCCGAAGCGGACAAGGGCGTAACCGAACAGGATGTGTGCATGTTCGCGGAATCGTTTGCTTGGGATAGGCTTGTCCCGGCATCGGTCTTTGAACGACTTATCTGGAAACTTGAATCTATCGGTTCGCTTTTCCGCTCTCAGCGCGAACAGCTGATTGAAAAGGAAGGTATCGAGACTGCCGACAAGATTATCCCGGAATATGCTGTAAAGGATATCGAATCCGTGCGTGATGTCATCAAGGATTCCAACAACTTCCCTAAACAGACGACTGTAAAAGACGCAACCGCTGACACCGCCTCCTCCTTCGGGGAACCGGGGGAGGTTGGCGGCGGTGCGGACAACCAAAAGACTAACGAAGGAGAAAACGGCTCTGTTCCGCCGGAGAACGGGGAGCAGAACCCTCAGCCTGAAACGCCCCCTCGCGACGAACCGACCGCATCTATCCCGGAAGGTAATTCTAGCGAAGCGGCGCGGCTGAGCGAAGAGAACGCGGCACTCCGTGCCGAAAATGACGCCCTCAAGGCTGACAAGCTTGCAGCGGAGCGTCTGCGTGCCGGGGCTGCGTTCTCCGAGACTTTGGACAAGGCTATTGCCGATGGCCGTTGCAATCAGGTGCTCAAGGACAACCTGATGAAGGTCTTTGGCGTGTGCCAGGAAGTGCCTGTCGATGGCGAAGGCTGCTTTGGTGAAGGCGATGACCGCGTGAATATCGCGGATGTGCTTGCCAAGACGGTTGCAGCACTCCCGAAGATCGTGGATTTCGGTGAAGCTCCCGAAATGCGCGACACTCCGCAACTTGCGGCGGGCGAAGCTCTTGCCAGGTATAAGGCTGAACAGGAATCCAAGGGGCGTGTGCTTTCGTTTGCTGAAGCTGCGGAAGAATACGACCGCATCAAGGTTTAACAAAACAAGGAGAATCCCATGAAGGGTAATGTCCTCAATTTCACCGCAGAAGCTGCGGTCCCCGCTTTCCGCTTTGCCAAGGCTGGCACCACGGAAGGTAACGTGAAACTTGCCGGTGCAGGAGAAACCGTACTTGGCGCTACTGGCGAACTGGATACTGCTGAAGGTTGCCGTTGCGATGTGCAGCTTGACGGCATTGCCGAAGTCGAATGTGGTGGCTCTGTCACGTTCGGTGTGGCTCTTGAACCCGACGCGAACGGAAAGGCTGTTACCGCATCGACCACTCCGGGATGCGCGACCGCCCTTGAAAGCGGTTCGGCTGGTGACATCATCCGCGTGAAGCTCGACTGCGTGGGCGTGCCCACTACGCCTGTGAACGCGATGAAGTACAAGGCTGCGACCGGCGGGGTTTCCAAGAATACCTTCGTGAAGCTCGGTTCTACCGCTGGCGAAGTCACCACCGCAGGTGCTGGCGACGCTGTGCTCGGTGTGGCCCTTGCCGATGCCGCAGCCGGTGCGGATGTGGAAGTGCAAGTTGACAACATCGCAGAAGTGACCGCAAGTGCAGCCATTGACGCAGGCGCAAAGATCAAGAGTGCCGCAAGCGGAAAGGCCGTCACTGCCTCGACCGCAAGCGATGTGGTCTATGCCATCGCCCTCGAAGCTGCTGCAGCCGCGAACGATGTCATCAAGGTAAAGCTCGGCTATGCCGGTGTCATTTCGGGTTAATTCAAAAAAGGACGAACAACATGAAGAAGAACTCTATCGCTCTCATGCTCTTTACTCTCGTGTGTGTTCTGTGCTCCTTTGCGGGTGCAGACACGCTTACCGCCTGCGGCGTTCCGCAGATTGTCGCCGAAGTTTTCGGCTCTGACGGTGGCGTTCTTGCCGCTGGCTTGCTCCTCCCGATTGGCGTGCAGCAGACCGACCTTGTGGCCGCCTACAAGAACGGCAAGATGATTGCCGACCAGGTGATGCCTGTCAAGGTGCTCGACGGCCCGGAACTTGCGTTCAAGTACTACGAGCGAACCAAGGGCGATTCGTTTGCCGCCCCGGATACCAAGGTTGGCCGCACTTCTGAACCGAATATCATCCACCTTTCGGGAACGGAAAAAGCCGCAGTTGCCGAAGCCCAGGGTTTGCAGATTATCGTGCCTAAGGAAGATATTGACCAGATCAAGAACAAGGAACGCTATGTGAATACGAGCCTTGAATACTTGATGAATCAGGTGTATCTCGGTCGTGAAATGCGCGTTGCGGGCATTGTGCAGGACACTTCGAACTATGGCGATGGCCTTACTCACACTTACGAAAACGCCCAGGGTATCGGAGCGGACGGCTTCAACATCGTGGAAACGATTCTCGAATACCTTGAAAAGCCGCTCGCCCGTCCGAACGTGATTGGCATGAACTCTGTCGTGTGGGCGAAACTCCGCACTGACCCGAACGTGCTCCGTTCTGTCTATCCGAACTCCAACGGTGCAGGCGTTGCAAGCCGCGAACAGATCAAGGCTTTGTTTGAAGTCGATGAAATCCTCATCGGTGAATCCCGCGTGAACACCACCAAGAACGCCAAGAATCCGCAGCTTACTCGTTGCTGGGGTGATAACATCTGGGCCCACTACT